CTGTATGATTTTTACAACAGTCTGGAAGGTCGCTTGACAGGATCTTCCAGGCATCATATAATATCCATATCTTCTGAGGAGTTTCTATATCATGGGTATTCGTGCTAATAAGCGCCAAATGGTTCTCAATCTTCTGTCTGCTTCTGGTAAAACCATTCTGAGTCGGCAAGATATTGCTTCGATTTGTTCAGAAAATTCCATTCCATTTCCTCACTGGTTCACCAATGACGATTCTAATCGAGTGAGCCGCGGTATGTTCCGTGTTCCTTCTTCTGCTGTTGTTGACATGGCTTCTTCTGCTCAAGTGATTCCTTTGACTAAAAATACACAATCGGGTAATCGTATCTCTAGCGTTACTACCGATCTTGAAACTGAAGATTTGGTTCCAAAAGTATATGATAACTATGTTCCTTTTGGTAACTTCAATGATTTGGTTTCTATCTTTAAGAGCAACCAATTCTTTCCTGTCTTTATCTCAGGTCATTCGGGCAACGGTAAAACTATGTCCGTCGAACAAGCTTGCGCTAAAACCAAGCGTAAATTTGTGTGTGTATCGATGACTCCAGATACCGATGAGTCTGATCTTCTTGGTAACTATGTTCTAATCAACGGTCAAATGGAATGGCGTGATGGTCCCGTGACTGTTGCTGCTCGCCAAGGTGCTGTTCTCTGCATCGATGAGATTGACTACGGTGCTCAGAATCTTTCCTGCTTGCAACGGGTACTTGAAGGTAAGCCATTTCTTTTGAAGAAAAAGAATGAACTTGTTCGCCCTGCTGAAGGCTTTACTATCGTAGCCACTGCAAACACTAAAGGTAAAGGCAGTGAAGACGGTCGATATATGTTCACCAATGTTCTAAACGAAGCATTCTTGGAACGTTTCCTGAACACCTACGAGCAAGAATTTCCTCCCGTCAAGGTAGAACAAAAAATTATCAAGAAGGAACTTGAATCTTTCGGTCGCAAAGATGATGATTTCGGTGATCTTCTAGTTAACTGGGCTGATGTTATTCGCCAGACTTTCAAGGAAGGTGGTGTTGATGAGATTATTTCAACTCGTCGCCTAGTTCATATCTGCCGTACTTATTCGGTTCATGGCGATAAAGCCAAATCTATTGAATTGTGCTTGAATCGTTTCGATGATGACACTAAGGCAGCCTTTTTGGATCTTTACAATAAACTTCAAAAACCTGAAGTTGCCCAACCAGCAGCAGAAAACAACGAAGTTGATCCTTTCTAATAATGATGCAAAAGCAATCTTGACAAATGAGGTTGCTTTTGCTATTATTATGTTTTGAGCCATGCTCTTTTTTTAATTTTATCTATGGAGATATTTTGATGACTAAGCTTTCCGCTAAACAAAAAATGTTGAAAACTCTTGCCAAGACTGATGGTTTTAATACCTTTACCGTTGCATCTGCTCGGAATCGTTTTGGTGTTAAGAATGTAACTGCTCGCATTCACGAACTTCGTGAAGAAGGTTATCCTATTTACACTAATCGCAAAACTCTTGCTGATGGTCGTAGGATTTCATTCTATCGTCTTGGCACACCTAGCAAAGATGTTGTTGCTGCTGGTTATCGTGCTCTTCGTGAACAAAATGTTCGTGCATTTGCATAATTAGAATAAACCTTTTAATAAGGGAGCGATATATAATAGTATCGCTTCCTTATTTTTTTATGGTGAATTATGGAAATTAAAGTAAAAGTTGATGAATTGAGACAAAAAAAGCTGTTTGTTGCCACGCCAATGTATGGTGGCATGGCACATGGAATGTATATCAAATCTTGCCTTGATCTACAAGGACTACTGATGAAGTATGGAGTGGAAGTTAAATTCTCATTCCTCTTCAATGAATCTTTAATCACTCGGGCTAGAAATTATCTAGCCGATGAATTTCTCCGATCTGAATGTACACATTTACTGTTTATTGATTCCGATATTCATTTCAATACACAAGATGTAATTGCGCTATTAGCCTTGGATAAAGATGTAATTGGTGGTCCATATCCAAAGAAAGCAATTAACTGGAGTAATATTGCTGAAGCAGCAAGAAAACATCCAGACTTAGAAGCAAGTGAACTAGAGTCACTTGTTGGTGACTATGTTTTCAATGTTGTCAGAGGCACAAAACAATTTTCTGTCACTGAGCCTTTAGAGGTACTCGAAATCGGCACAGGCTTTATGTTGATTAGACGCGAAGTTTTTGAGATAATGGAAAAATCTTATCCTCAACTGAGATATAAACCTGATCATGTTGGACAAGCAAACTTTGATGGATCAAGATATATTCATGCTTATTTTGATACCATCATTGATACTGCTGATAGTGCAACAGGCGGTGGTACAGATAGATATTTATCAGAAGACTATATGTTTTGTCAGTTGTGGAGAAAAACAGGCGGTCAAATTTATCTATGCCCATGGATGAAGACACAACATATCGGTACATATCCGTTTACAGGAAATATGGCAAAAATTGCTGAATTGACTGGGAGATTGTAATGAAAGATGATCAATATGAATTATTTGAATCTGCTGATACTCTGGATGAAGTTGCTCACTCACAGGTAGCCACTGAGGGTGGAAGAAAATTTGATGGTAATAAACTTGAATATGGACTTCTTCCTCCTCTTGCACTTAAGGCTACAGTGGACGTTTTGACATTTGGCGCACAGAAATATGAGCGTGATAACTGGAAAAAAGTTCCCGATTCTAAGCGTAGATATTTCGATGCACTACAACGACATTTGTGGGCATGGAAAGAAGGAGAACAAGATGATCCAGAATCCAATAAACATCATCTTGCACATGCAATGTGTTGCTTGATGTTTCTGTACGAACATGATATACTATATTCTGTTGATAAACGTGAGGATACATTATGAAACTTTCTAAAGAAACACTTTCTGTTTTGAAAAACTTTGCTTCTATTAATGATGGTATGGTTTTTAGGTCTGGAAATATTTTGAGAACTTGCGATACTCAGAAACAGATTATGGCAGAAACAAAAATCAGTGAAACTATTCCATCAAATTTTGCAATTTATGATTTGAATCGTTTTCTTTCGGTGTTGTCAATCCATGATGACGATACAGAAATTGAACTTGATGATAACAACAAGGCTGCCAATTTGAAGAGTGGTAGAAAGCGAACAAGTTACAAACTCTGTTCAATCGAGATGATTAAAAATGCACCCGAGAAAACGATTCAGATGCCATCTGTTGATGTATCTTTTTCTCTGACATCATCCGATCTAGACTCGATTCTGAAATCTGCTGCTGTTCTCGGATCACCACATATCGCTATTAGGTCTGATGGCAATAAAATTTTAGTTGCTCAATTGGATAGTAAAAATTCTTCTGCACATTCCAGCGAACTGGAAATTGCTGATGGAAATGGTAAGAAATACAATATGCTTTTCAGGACAGAGAATCTTCGAATGATTCCTGGTCCCTATGATGTATCGATTTCGTTTCGAGGTATCGCAAGCTTTAAACATACCGAGAAAGACATTCAGTATTGGGTAGCAACTGAAATCGGTTCTACGAACGAATAAATTTGTGGTTTTTATATTATGAGGTTTTATGGAACATATTCTTTGGACAGAGAGGTATCGTCCTCAAACAGTTAGTGAATGTATTCTTCCCGAAAGGCTGAAAAGGCCTTTCGAGGAATATGTGAAAAGCGAAACAATTCCACATTTGCTTTTGAGTGGTGGTGCAGGTGTCGGTAAGACAACCATTGCTAAAGCCATGTGTAATGAAATCAATGCTGATTACATCATCATTAATGGTTCTGATGAGTCTGGTATCGATGTATTTCGTACCAAGATTAAAAACTTTGCTTCGACTATATCTTTCACAGGTGGTCGCAAAGTCATCATTATCGATGAAGCGGATTATCTAAATCCGAATTCAACTCAGCCAGCACTTCGCAATGCTATGGAAGAGTTTGCTGAGAATTGCTCCTTCATCTTCACTTGTAATTTCAAGAATCGAATCATCGATCCACTTCATTCGAGGTGTTCTGTTGTAGATTTCACTCTTCGAAATGAAGAGAAGGTTCAGATGGCTGGTTTGTTTTTCAAACGAATCACCAATATTCTGAATCAAGAGAATGTCGAATTCGATAGTAAAGTCATCGCCGAAGTTGTCAAGAAACATTTTCCTGATTTTCGTAGAACCATCAATGAACTTCAACGATATTCCAAGTTTGGAAAAATTGATACAGGAATTCTGTCGCAGGTAGGTGATGTTTCGATTCAAGAAATTATTAAATATATCAAAGATAAAGATTTTGGTTCGATTCGTAAATGGGTTGCGATGAATGATGTTGATCCGACAACTCTATTCCGTAAGATTTATGATAATCTATATGAGATTCTACAGTCACAAAGTATTCCTCAAGCAGTAATTATTCTTGCTGATTATCAATATAAGCAGGCGTTTGTTGCTGATGCTGAGATCAATCTTGTGGCTTGTCTAACTGAATTGATGGTAAGCGTAGAATTCAAATGAGTCCATTCGATTATGTAAATGAGATTTTACAAGGAAAAAAACAACTTGTTGTTGATGATATGTCTGAAAAGTCATATGAACCATTTCTAACAAACAAAGCACTTTCTTATCATAGAGATTGTATATTGTTTGCGAATGAGATGAATCGCAGACATTTTTTAGATAAAAAACTTCAAAATGATTATTTACTAAATACCATAAGGTCCAGAAAAAGACCTTTCAATAAGTGGGTAAAGGCTGAAAAAAGTGAAGATATAGCATGTATTAAGACCTACTATGGTCTTTCAACAGCTAAAGCACATGAAGTCCTCCGTCTGCTTAGTGAAGAACAACTCCAACAATTAAAAGAAAAAGTAAATCCTGGCGGAATGGAGAAATAATATGGTAGATTTAACGACATTTGTAGAGGTGAAGCTGAGACAACAAGATGATTTTTTGAAAGTCAAAGAGACATTGACGCGAATAGGTGTCTCATCTAGAAAAGAAAAAATTCTTTATCAATCATGCCACATTCTTCATAAGAAAGGTCAATATTATATTGTTCACTTTAAAGAATTGTTTGCATTAGATGGAAAACCTGCTAATATAACTGAGAATGATATTGAAAGACGGAATGCTATAGCAAAACTATTGGAAGAGTGGGATCTAGTTGAGATAGTTAATCGTTCCATTATTGAAGATAGAATTGCGCCAATTCATCAAATTAAAATTATTTCTTATAAAGAAAAAGATGATTGGGAACTTGTAAGTAAATATAACATAGGAAAGAAAAGCCAGAACTAAAATGAATCATGTAAGACAACCTTTCTTGAAACTCAAGAACATCTATACAAATGAAGAAGTGTTCACCGATAAGAAGGCTCTAAAGAGAATTGAAGGAGACATGACATTCATTCTGGTGTTTAAAGAGAGTGATCCTGGTAGAAAATACTGGGTGAACGAATCGGCTTTTAAACCGAT